TATGCTCGCAAAGAGGTGATTGGTACTGCATCGGGAATCAACTCCCGAGCAGTTGCCAGTCGCATTGCAGAAGGTTCTAAAGTCAAGAAGTCATCTAGGATTGGTGAAATAACTTACGGCTTTGCAGCTCAGAAGTTCTCAGGTGGCGCAACCACCAAAGATATCTGGGGTGGCTCAGAGTTTGGATCTAATAAGTTTAAGCAGTTCCCAGTTTGGTCAGGGCGTGAAGGTCGCGGTTCTAAGGGTTGGTTTATATATCCAACGCTTCGCAGAATCCAGCCTTACATCGTGGCAGAGTGGACTAAATCATTTGATAAGATTTTGAAGGAGTGGACATAATGGCTGGCACAAGTAGAGCCTTAACTCTCAAGCTCCTTGCTGATATAGATAACTTCACAAAGAATATAAACAAAGCCGACAATGAAGTTGTTACTTTCGGTGACAAAATTACCAAGTTTGGAAAAGTCGCTGGAGCTGCATTTTTAGCTGCTGGCGTTGCTGCTGCCGCATACGCTGGCAAGCTGGCAATCGATGGCGTGAAGTCTGCCATTGAAGATGAAGCTGCTCAGGCTAAGCTCGCGGCTACTCTTAGAAATGTTACTGGGGCTACAGATGCCCAGATTAAAGCCACAGAGGATTATGTCCTCAAGCAATCTTTGCTTTTCGGCATCACAGATGACCAGCTTCGCCCATCGCTAGATCGGTTGACTAGAGCGACTGGGGATGTTACTAAGGCTCAGAAACTTCAATCCCTTGCACTAGATATAAGTGCGGCTACTGGAAAGAGCCTACAGGCGGTCACGGAAAGCCTATCTAAGGCTCAGGAGGGCAACCTAGCAGGGCTTTCAAGGCTTGGCGTGGGTATAACTAGGGCAGAGCTTAAGACACTTGATTTCGAGCAGATAACAGCCAAGCTAGCTAATACCTTCGCTGGGCAAGCAACAATCCAAGCAGACACATTCCAAGGAAAGATGGCGCGTCTATCTATTGCCTTCGATGAAGCTAAAGAGACCGTTGGAGCTTTTATCCTCGATGCTATAACTCCACTTGTTGAAAACATTGTGAAATATGTAGTTCCAGCTATTACAGCATTTGTTGAAGGCTTCGAGGGTGGCTCTGGACTTAAGAACGCATTTAATGAAATAGCCCGAGTTGCTAAAACTATCCTGATTCCAATCTTTGAGGGCATTCAATCAATCTTTAATAAAATTCAAAAAGCAGTCATGGACAACCAAGAAGCATTTGAAGGCTTGTGGTCATTCTTAAAGAACTACCTAGCACCATTCTTAGGAGGAGCTTTTAGAATCTCCCTTGAGGTAATAGGGACGGTTATAAGTGGAGTTGTTTCAGCAGTTGGAAAACTCATAAGCGCATTTCAAGCTCTGTTTGAAGCAGGCAACAAGGTCAAGAATTTCTTGGGCTTTGGCGGTGGCGCTTCCAATATAAGTATGACAACATCTAGCCCGGGGATTAGTAACGCTCCATTTGTACCAACGGCTCCTAGCGGTGGATACTCAGGGCAGGCTGTTAATTACAACAATAACATCACAGTAAATGGAGCCATAGATTCTGAGTCTACAGCTCGCCAGATTATTGATGTACTAAACCAATCTTCTTATCGCGGAACCCTTGGTGCTGGTGCGTTTGCATGACAGCATGGACTCCCGATTGGGCATTAGAAGTCAATGGCGCAGGAGATATTACTAATCTTGTAATTGCCGATCTTACGGTTACCTCTGGTCGCTCAGATATTTATTCCCAGCCTGTAGCTGGATATGCTCGATTTACAGTTAAAAATCTTGACCAATCAGCCATTGTTTTTGATGTTAATGATTCAGTAGTAATTAAGGTTAAGAACTCAAGTGGTACTTATGTTCCAATCTTTGGCGGAGATATTTCAGACATTGATGTAAAGGTGAGAACTGGCGAGCCAGCCATTACCCAAGATATAACCATTACGGCTCTTGGAGCCCTGTCTAAATTGCCTAAAACCCTAACTGAAGGCGTTTTGACTAAATCCAACGATGGAGACCAGATATATTCCATTCTTTCAGCATTGCTATTTAATACATGGAATGAAGTCCCAGCAGCTCTTGAGTGGGTAAACTATGAAGCAACAACAACTTGGGCTAATGCTGAAAACTCTGGTCTAGGTGAGATTGACCGCCCCGGGGATTATGAGCTTACAGTTCGCTCTGCCAGCACCACAGATGTTTATAGCCTTGTTGCCAATCTTGCCAAGTCGGGCTTGGGATACATTTATGAAGATTCAAGTGGGCGCATAGGGTACGCAGATTCAACTCATAGAGGTCAGTACTTAGCAGCTAATGGCTACGCCTATGTTGATGGCGGCTGGGCTTATGCAGCTGGCATTGCTACCTCAAAGCGCTTGGGTGATATTCGAAACAAGGTAACCATTACCTATAAAAATAGCCAACAAGAAACAGCAGAAGATGCAACATCAATTGCCACTTATGGGGTACAAGCTGACAACATTCTCACAACTTTAGAAAATAAGGCAGATGCCGAATCTCAGGCAGAGTTTTATTTAGATATCAGAGCCTACCCTCAGTATCAGTTTAAGGCGATTACATTCCCAATGGCTAACCCTAATATCCCAGATGCCTCACGCGATCAAGCTCTAAATATCTTCATGGGCTTGCCCCTAGACATTGAAGACTTGCCAGTAAATATTGCAGGCGGTCGATATCAAGGATTTATTGAAGGCTGGACTTGGAGTAGCCGATTCAATGCCTTGGATTTGACCATTATTGTTTCGCCAGTTGCTTTCAGCTTGCAGGCGTTCAGATGGAACAATGTACCAGTCACGGAAACATGGAACACGATAAGTCCTACTCTGGACTGGAATAACGCTACAATAGTAGCCTAATCAAGGAGAATAGATGGCAACAACTACAAACTACGCTTGGGAAACCCCAGACGATACAGACCTAGTTAAGGATGGCGCTGCCGCTATTCGCACGCTTGGTTCTTCTATTGACACCACTACCAAAGCGCTTAACCCTTCAACCACCCTTGGAGATATTGAGTACCGTTCTTCAACCGCAAACACAAACACCCGTCTCGGCATTGGCAGCAACGGGCAGTATTTAACTATTACTGGCGGAGTTCCTGCATGGGGCGCAATTTCCGCTGGTGGCATGACGCTTTTATCAACTACAACTCTTTCAGGAGCAAGCGTAACAATTTCAAGCATTGACCAAACTTACACAAACTTACAGATTTTCATCTACGGCGTAACAAATGCAACGGGTAACGGTACTTTTAGATGTGCTCCGAATGCAAACACAGGTATAACAAATTTTCAAAAGACATCTACATTAGGCTCCGTAGATGGAAGCGTTAACGATTATTTAATGCTGGCAGAAGGAAATGTATCGTCATTTACAAATAACAATAATGTTTATTCAGTAACTATTGAAAATTATTCAAGTACTGCAAGCAGAAAATCTTATCGTTTATCGGGCGGTTATATAAGAACAGATGGTAGTACTCCGCAACCTCTTCTTGGCGCTGGATGGATAAATACTACATCTGCAATTTCATCATTAGTTTTTACAAATACTGGTGGCAATCTTTCAACTGGAACAGTTCTAATCTACGGAGTGAAATAATGGCTAAAACAACAACTCGTCCAATGGTCAGAATCCATAACACAGAGACAAATGAAGTCATTGATCGTGAAATGACCGATGATGAGTTTGCTCAATATGAAGCAGACAAAGCGTTAGAAGCAGCTAAGAAAGCAGAAGCAGAAGCAAAGGCAACTGCTCGCGCAGAAATCCTTAATCGCTTGGGCTTAAACGCCGATGAAGCCGCAATCTTACTTGGATGAAAGCTCGACTCAGTAAATCTGTAATTCAATTTAGAGAGCAGGCAGACGATGCTTATCCTGACAGAGACCGTCGTTCTGACGGAACCATTGGTGATGCACGGCACGCAGCCTCAAAAAGCGATCACAACCCTTGCCCTCATACAGGGTTCGTCCGTGCTTTCGATCTCGATGCTTCTCTCGATGGGAAAAATGCCACAGCTCATTATCTTGCCGATCAGATACGAATTAACGCCAAGTCAAGCAAGCGCATTGCATATGTCATTTTTAATAAGCGAATTGCAAGCAAAAGAACGCTCTGGCGCTGGGTCAAGTATCGCGGCACAAACCCGCACATTTCGCACATTCACATCAGCTTCACAAAGGCTGGTGATGAGGATTGCTCGTTTTTTCAAATCCCACTTCTAGGAGGCAAAGCATGAAACTAAAGAACCCACTATTCCTTGCAGCTGGAGCATTCCTAGCAGCATGGTCAGCGACTAACTTTGATATCGATTACCGCGCCATTTTGTGGTCAGTACTTTCAGGCATATTCGGATATGCAACACCAAAACGATAATGGATGCGCAGGACATGGCGGCTCTTGCTGTTGCTGCCACGACCGTTATTGGTTCATTTATTGGCTCGGTGCGCTGGTTAGTAAAGCACTACCTAAACGAACTTAAACCAAACTCTGGCTCTAGCCTTCGCGATGAAATTTCAGAGCTTAGAGGGCGTGTTGATACCATACTTCGCATCTTAGAGAGGTAAGACTTAGCACATGGCAAGAAAAGCAAGCAAGGCATTGGAAGATCAAGGCTATTCAGAGCTTGACGCTTATTGCATTGGCTTGCACGAATTCTACAAATCCCTAAGAAAAGCTGGCTTTACTGAGTCAATAGCTCTGTTCATGATTACAGAGCCTCAGTCTTACCCAGCATGGATCTTGCCATCTCCAGTCGAGCCAGAAAGGTTCGGCGATTACGAAGATGAGGATGACGATTAAGCGAATTGTTATTTTGAGTGATCTTCAAGTCCCTTTTGAAGATGTACATGTAACGCGCAACATCTCTAAATTCTTAGAAAAGTTCAAACCCGATCAGACAGTAACGATCGGCGATGAAATAGATTTCAATACTATTTCAAAATGGAGTGAGTCCACGCCTGAGGCATATTCGCAGACTTTGGGCGATGACCGCGACCGATGCGTTGAGCTTCTCTGGGAGCTAGGGGTTACGGATTGCATTCGCTCCAATCACACAGACCGTCTTTACAATGTGATTATGAAGAAAATACCTAGCTTCTTATCCTTGCCAGAACTTCGCTTTGAAAAGTTTATGAAGTTTGATGAGCTTGGGATCACCTTCCACAAGAAGCCTATGCAGCTTGCGCCCAACTGGGTGGCAGTTCATGGCGACCATACGCCTATAAAGCCACATGGCGGTCTCAGTGCCTTGGAAGCTGCTAGGCGTACAGGCTCGAATATTATCTCTGGGCATACCCACAGGGCAGGCAGGACATCCTTCTCAGAAGCCATAGGAGGGCGAATGGGGCGAGTTCTGCACGGGGTTGAGGTAGGGAACCTAATGGACTTTAAACAAGCCGCATACACCAAGGGAACGGCTAATTGGCAGCAAGCTTTTGCCATTATGTATGTTCATAACAAGAATGTCCAAGTTGACCTTATTTACATAGAAAAGAACGGCACATTTCTAGTGAACGGCAAAGTATATGGACGACCTCGTTAGGGATCTAGTACCCCTCAGGCGCTCGATAGATAATGCGGTCGATGATGCAGAATCGTTACCATTTCGTTATCAAAATAAGCGCCATTTGTCCTAGCTTTGTGCAACACTAAGCCTGTTGCCAGCCAAGGGTGCTGGTGCGATAGGGAGCTAAAAATGAACAAGCTAGATGATTTATTAGAAACACTAGTATCACGCCATGCAGCTAATCTAGGTTTATCAAATGCCTTGGTTGATCAAATGGTAAAAGAAATCAACCTCTGCACAATGCGCGGCTATAACACAAGAGCTGAGTTAATTATGCTCGTTAAGAAGGAATTGGTGGCTGCATAATGAGCGACACATGGTTCTTCTTTATTTTCTTGGTTGTGATTCCATTTGGGGTTGCAATGATTTATGAAACTGTGTCACACAATAACTATCAACGCGGCTTTCGCGAAGGATATCACCGAGGCAGGGCAGTCAATCGCCAAGAATTTTGGGCAGAATGAAAGCCAGTGAAGTCTTATTCACAGCAACAGACATCATTAAAGATCGTGGTGCAATCTACGGTCATCCAAAAATCAACCAAGATAGGATTGCTAGGAGGTTATCCAATCTATTTGATATCCCAGTCCAAGACTATGAAGCTTGCTTATCAATGGTCGAAGTCAAGCTCTCAAGAATCCAAGAAACCCCGGGGCACATTGATTCTTACATAGATGCATGTGCCTATCTGGCGCTCGCTTGCGAACTCAAAACAGAAGAGGATGAACTATATGTTTAATTTGGCAGATTATGAACCAGTGGAGGTAAGACTTGAAAAGTTTATCAAAGACCACCCAGATTTCAGGATTGCAACTGAGCTGGAGGTTATCGAGAGCAATAGATATGTTGTTAAAGCTTATCTATACAAAACTGCTACAGACAGCGTTGCGTGGGCAACTGGGCTCGCTGAGGAGACGGTTACTAGTAGAGGCGTTAATCAGACTTCAGCACTGGAGAATTGCGAAACATCGGCGATCGGTCGAGCGCTTGCAAATGCAGGTTATGCTCCTAAGGGAAAGCGCCCAAGTCGCGAAGAAATGACCAAAGTGGTAAAGGCTCCAGCTCCTAAAGTTGAAAAGGATTACTGGACTACACCATTTGGAGAGCAGGACGAATCTATAAGAGAAGTGCCAGCTCCAGTGACAATAGATGCAGCGCTGAATACCGTTTCTGAGATATTAGGAACTGCCAAGGTAGTGCCAAGCTGTAAGCATGGAGAGATGGAGTTCAAGGATGGCAACAAGAATGGTCGCGCGTGGGGTGGTTACTTCTGCCGACATGTTGGAGTCCAAGGAACAGAGCCTAAATGTCCAACGCTTTGGTATCAGCTTTCAAGTCAAGGAACATGGGAACCACAGAAGGCGAGAGCATAATGGGATACATAGAAGTCCATAATGCAGATGGTTTGGGTGGATGGGTTAACTTTGATGATATTCCATTCATAGAGATTGTGAATTGCCAGCTATGTAATGCACCAACAGAAGCTAGAGATATTGTTGCTAACATCGTTATTAAGGATGCACAGCCATTGGTTGGTGCGTGGCAATGCAGGAAATGTCATGCAGTCAATGGATAAGGACACACTAGTAGCGATTCTTACTGGAATAGTTATGGCTTTGTGCTTTGCGATGGGATACCTAGTTAATGGCTTCACAGCATAGGAAATACCGAGGTTTCGCGACCGAGCGACTTGTAGCTGATTACCTATCATCAGTCTGGGAATTCGCATCCGTTGGTCGCGGAAAAGGGAAGGACATCCAGAATGTGCCATTTGATGTTGAGGTCAAAGCGCGTACTGGATTTCAACCTAAGGCAGTCCTCTCTCAGATAAAAGCTCGTACAGCCATTTCGGGGGAATTAGGCTTTGCAGTTCTGAGATTAAACGGACAGGGAGAAGATGTGCGTGAGTATGCCGCCATTATCCGTTTAGAGGATCTGCTGCCCTTGCTAGAATTGAAATACGGTCACCTAGACAAAGAACCCACAGACGCATCTATTGACCGTTGTGATGCTTGTGGGTCTTATATGATCAGGAGATGCTTAACATGCCAGCCTACGATTACAAATGCCAGAGATGCGGACTAAAGAATGAGCTACATCATGGCTGGTACGACAAACCAACAGTTCTTTGTACATATTGCAATGAGCCAATGGTGAAAACATTTACAGCCAATCCCATTCACTTTAAGGGCAAGGGTTGGGGCAAAGATAAATGACAAGTAAACAAGTTCTTGATTTAGCTAAAGATCTATGGGACGCCTATGAGTATGGCTTACCCGACACACCAGCTCGAGTTGCCAAAATGGTATTTATGAGCCTAGAGAGAAATGGATACAAAGTTCAATGAGCGGTTATGGGAGAAAGATAGAAAAGGGCGATGAGCATTACACGCCAGCTTGGGTCTTTGAAGCCTTAAATGTGCCATTTGACCTAGATGTCTGTTCGCCAGAAGGCGGAAGGAATATAGCGCCAAAATACTTTACAGAAGCAGACAATGGGCTGGAGCAAGAATGGCACGGCAATGTCTGGATGAATCCACCATATAGCACGCCAACGCCTTGGGTAGATAAGTTCCTAGCTCATGGCAAGGGCATTGCTTTGCTGCCTATGACTAGAGGAAAATGGTGGGACAAGATGTGGCAGGGTAGCGATGCTGTTGTGCCATGTGAGTATAACTTCAAGTTTGTGCGAGCAGATGGTACTGAAAGGGTGATTATGTTTAGGACGATGTACTTCGCTATTGGAGAAGAAAATTCAGCAGCTTTGCATAGAGTTAGTCAAAATAAAGTGAGATAAATAAACGCCACGCCGCTTTGACCAGCACTTATAGTTAGGAGCTTGACATGTACGGTACTCTCAGGGCTAGAGCCCATCAGGGGCTCAGAGCGAGCCGCTCGCGGATAGCTCGCTCGGTAGCCATCGCTATTGGGATAGCTCTATTCTCACCAATGGCAGATGCTAATACGGGCTCAATAGATAGCTTTAAATACAACCCAAGAAAATATATAAATGCCACAATGCCTAAGCATGAGGCTATATGCATAAGAAGATTGATAAGCAAGGAATCAGCATGGAATCACAAAGCCATTGGCAACTTAACTGGTACTCATAGAGTTTATGGATTGCTTCAGATAAAGAACCCTATAGCTAAAGACATGAACCCTATGCAACAGATCCAATTACACATGAGATACTTGGAACACAGATACAATGGATCAGCATGCAAGGCATGGCAACACTTTCAGGATAGAGGCTGGCATTGAGTAGCTCAGCACTTACATCTAAAGGCGGCTCTAGTAAATGGAGACGCATAAGACAGCAAGTAATAAACAGGGATAGATGCTGCCAAGCTTGCGGCACTGAAGAGATGCTTACAGTGGATCACATCGTACCTAGAAGCTTAGGCGGTGATGACAACCTAAATAATCTTCAAGTGTTATGCTCATCATGTAATTCAAGCAAGGGGGGTAGGTTTTTTGATAGCCACAGGACAC